CTTGGATTCTTGCATACAAAACTGGTAATGGAGAGAAGGCAGATGATATTCGTGCTGCTCTCAAGTATGCTCTAAGTTCTAAAGCACAGAGTATTGCTGATAATCTGGGTTATGTTCCTCTGAGTGGTTCTATTCTTAACCGAGCACGGATTGCTATTGATCGTATCGGTAAGTGATGATATGGGGAGTTGACAAACTCCCTTTTTTGATGTATCCTATATAATGAAAGAGGAAAATAATGAAAATTAATCTCTGGTATTGTAAGGATATGAATCTGTGGCGGTGGTCTCTCACTGATGATCATCGCCCAATTGTTAGACAGGAAACTGGACAACAACCAGATCTTCGTGATGCTATGAATGATGTGGCAAATACCGTAGAATATCTTATGAATAAATCCTGATTTTACTGGGCGATTAACTCAGCGGTAGAGTGCCTCCTTTACACGGAGATGGTCACTGGTTCAAATCCAGTATCGCCCACTTTATAAATACCTAAAAAACAGGTATAATGGAAAAACTTTTTAAATTACTAAGTGATATTCAGGCAAATCTTTTTCTCTTATTTCATAAGACCTGGGTTTTTCATTGGAATGTAACTGGTTCGGATTTTCAACAACTTCATACTTTGTTTGGTGGACAATACGAAACAATGTTTGAAGAAATTGATCGTCTTTCTGAACATATGAGATATCTTAATATACGCCCTGTAGGAACTCTTACAAGAATTGTTGAGGTATCTTCAATTGGTCAAGGTTCTGATATTATTCAAATTGATGAAATGGGACAGAAACAAATTGTTCCTGGTAAACCTATTTCCAAGGCGGATGACATGGTGAAAAGACTTATGACAGATAATATGATTCTTCTTGAACTTTTAACGGAAGCTTCAGAAGAAGCAGGAAACCAAAGATCATATGCAACAGAAAATCTTCTTCAAGATTTAATGGAATCGCACGGTAAATTTGTATGGATGCTAAGATCTGTAGTTGAAAAGTCGTCAAAACTATCAATTGAAGATTCTGAACAAACACCAATTATTGTACCTGAAGAAATACCTCAAGAAATACCAACATATTGATTTGAAATGGAAAATTTAAAAATTAGATGCCGCTCTTGTGGCAGAGAGTTGGAAGGACATCCAACTAAAACAATATCATGTGGTTGTTCAAATATGGCAACTATTCGTGGCGATAAGATCTCGGCACTTGACTTATCTCAGGTTATTATGCTAAACTCGTATCATACTAAATCAAAGTCTGGTATTCTTACAAGTGAAGATATTGCCTGGCAAGAAGCAAGGCGTCAGCGCAAAGTAAGACGACTTGATTTTGAAGTCCGTTGAGGACTTATACTTTAACACTCCGTAAATATTGGTAGCGTGGCAGAGTCCGGTTTATTGCGCTTGTCTTGAAAACAAGTGAGGGTAACACCTCCGTTAGTTCAAATCTAACCGCTACCGTTTCAAAATATTACAAATTTTAAGATTCTCTTAAGCAGTTTCTTGAAACCAACACATAGTTGACAAGTTGAAACTACTGACTAGCATAACTAGTAGTATTCAACTTAAAACCTTATGGATCAGCACACCTACGATAATTGGGTGAAGATCAAAGCAACCTTTGAAGCTTCTGGTAATACTGATAATATGTTTTATAAGAGAGCAGTTGAAATTGTAAAAACTAGAAGAGATCCTCTGGCAAAATTTCTTGGAGATGAGAAATGATGGAACCAGGAGATGAATTTGTAAGTCGTTCTGAAGTTCAGGAGATGATCGATGCAGCAATACGACGACACAACCGTAATGCTTCTATCATTAGTATGTGCGTCGGTTGGGTGGTTCTTGCTTTATTTGCTGAGGGACTTTTAAGACTTATTGGGGTCATTCCTCCTTTGCTTCCATGGATCAAAATCACTTTGAATTAATTTTTTTAGTTCCGTGGTTTGTACTTTTAATTATTTCTGTAACAATGTTTATCCAGGGATGGATGATTATGAATGCTCATTATGGATATTCAAAAAATCCTAAAGTTAAACATCCAGAGTTAAATAATGTTAGAGCAGGAGATCCATTACTAGTGTTTAAGTTTTCGGACGAAGATTTGCAGGAACTGCAGAAAAGAGTTTTAGAACAAAAGATGAATGAACTTTTTGAGGAACCATCTACTTACGAGGATGATGAAGATGAATAATACAATATATAATGCGATGACTATTTTTGGTATTATAGGATTATTGATTATTTGGTCACTTAATCACGCATATCCACAATGATTTTTCATATTGTAGAATCTATATTAACTAGTCCCATAGGGTTGTTCATAATCGGGTGTGGCTTGACAATTGCTCCAGCACTGGGTATAATGTACATACACCGAACTAAATAGCGGTGTAACGGGGTATCGCCTAACTTGGTCATGGCACCTGCTTTGGGAGCAGGAATAATTTCGGTTCAAATCCGAATACTCCGACTTGCCAGTTCCTTAACTGGCACACTTGACACAAAACTCTCCAACCCTTATAATACTAGAGCAAACAAAACAAAACAATGTCTCTGATCTCAAAATTCAAGAAAGATGTCAGCACTCTCCGTGCTGCTGCTAATGGTGAATTCTACCTTGATGTAAAGAATCCGAAACTTTATAAAAAGGTCCGCCGCTTCTACGAAAATGAAGGAGTGGTGTTTTCTGGAGAACCTCTTGATGATTATGAAATTCTGATGGAGTATATCGCCAGCGATCTTGAAACTGTAGAGGTTGCCTAAAGATTATAGTCTCGGGATGACTATAAAAGCGCACTGGTCGGGAGCAAACCCCTTTAGTCACGGATGGACTCTAACAGAACTGGTGGAGTCAATATGACCCCTTAAAGTTTACGGCATCTTTCAAATGCCGTTGGTGCGGATGGGACTCTCTCCCGCCTGGTTTCCAATTTCCAGTAAAAGAATTGGTGGCGTGCATGGAAGACCTAATGGAGAGTTACCAAACTCTCCATTTTTATTATGATAAATAATAATATCTGTTGGTACTGCAATTCTCTACAGATAAGATTAGGTGCTCTTATGGGCACCTTTTCTATTATAAATACTAATGCAGTGCCAATAGAATAGAAATGAATTATCTAAAGATTTATTGTAATCTGATTAGGAAAGTAGAGAACAGAACTCTACCTGAAGGATACATAGAGAAGCATCATATTTTTCCAAAAAGTATCTTTGGTAACAATAAGAGAATTGTAGTGCTTACTGCAAAGGAGCATTATATTGCTCATTTACTATTATGGAAAGGATTTAAAAAAAGATATGGAAAAGATAATCAAAAAACTATAAAGATGTTTTATGCTTTATGGTATATGAATAATGGTTCTAGAATCAATAGATATTGTAACTCAAAAATGTATGAGAAATTGAGAGAAAAATTTATAGATGTTAGAAAGAATGATTCTGAATGGAAAAATAATTTTTTATTAGGAAGAGAAAAAATGAAAAATAAACCAGAATATAAAAAAATGATGAAATTAAGAAATAAAGAACTTTCTAAAAATCATAAATGGTTAAAATCTATAAAAGATTCTGCTTATAGAAGAAAAAATGATCCAGTGTGGATTGAAAATCATAAAAAGGGAAGAGAAAAAATGAAAAATAATTCAGAGTGGCAAAAACAACAAAAAGAAAGAAATGATAGACAAAAGAAAAAATATATGATAAAATTTCAAAATGGGGAAGTTCAAACTATTGTAGGATTATATGAATGGTGTAGAAATAATCCAAAATATGATAGCAGTGCAATCAGACGAGTTAGAACTGGAAAACAACACAAACACTTTGATATTATTGAGGTTGCATTATTAAATGACTAAAAAAATTGCTCTTTGTACCGGAATTACGGGTCAAGATGGATCATACCTTGCAGAACTTCTTCTTGAAACTGGATATGAAGTTCATGGGATTATTAGGAGGTCTTCTCTTATTAATACTCATAGAATTGATCATATTTATCCTAACATTAAATTGCATTATGGAGATTTAACAGATTCTACGAATCTTGTGAGAGTCATTCAGCAAGTTCAACCAGATGAAATATATAATCTTGGTGCCCAAAGTCATGTAAAAGTATCTTTTGAGATGCCTGAATATACTGGTATGGTTGATGGACTCGGAACTCTTCGCATTCTTGAGGCAGTTCGACTTCTAGGAATGGAAAAGAAAACCAAAATCTATCAGGCATCAACATCAGAGATGTATGGTAAGGTTCAGGAAATTCCACAATCAGAAACTACACCTTTTTATCCTCGTTCGCCCTATGGAGTTGCAAAAGTTTATGGATACTGGATTGTCAAAAACTACAGAGAGTCTTATGGACTACATGCAAGTTCTGGAATTCTTTTCAATCACGAATCCCCTAGAAGAGGAGAAACTTTTGTCACTAGAAAAATCACTCGCGGATTATCACGCATTTCAACTGGGGAACAAGATATACTATATCTCGGCAACCTGAACGCAAAACGCGACTGGGGACACGCTAAGGACTTTGTAGAGGCGATGTGGTTAATGCTTCAGCAGGATGAACCAGATGATTATGTAATCGCCACAGGAGAGCAGTATTCGGTGCGTGAGTTCGTTGAGGAAGCGGCACCTTATTTTGGTATGAATATTGTTTGGGAGGGTGAAGGATTGAATGAAGTTGGTATTGATAAATTTACCAAAAGAGAGGTTGTAAGAATAAGTTCTAAATATTTCAGACCCGCTGAAGTAGAAACCTTATTAGGTGATGCCACTAAGGCAAAGGAAAAACTAGGTTGGGAACCTAAGATTTCTTTTAAACAATTGGTTGAAGATATGTGCATTTATGGTCAATAATATAAGTCGTGAATCTTTCTGTAGGATTATCTGGGTGTCATCTTGAATTAATAGAAGATAGAATCATTAGAAAATATTCTACATCTAATGATTATAATAAAAGACTTTTATCACAGGCACAAAAACAAATTTTATTTTCACAAAGAATTTTTAAAAATATAGATACTCCAAAAATATATGACATAGGAGATAACTATTTTGATATGGAATATATTTCTGGACATAATTTTTTAGATTTCTTTTTAACATCTTCAATCAATGATGTTGAATTTATAATTGATACTTTATTTTACTATTTTGATTCCTTGTTATCTAACTATCAAAATATTAATATTCAGTCTAATATTTTAAACAAAGTAGGTGATCTAAGGGAAAAAAGCGCATATAAAAATTATTTACAAAATATTGAGAAATTTGTAAAAAGTAACAATACATTTGTTCCTAAAACACTTTGTCATGGGGATCTTACTTTTACAAATATTATTTTTCACAAAAATAGACTTTTCTTTATTGATTTTCTTGATTCTTATATTGATAGTTTTATTTGTGATTTAGTTAAACTCAAACAGGATTTGTATTATCTTTGGAGTATCAAAGTTCAAAAAATACAATCTAATAGACTTGAACAAATCTATAAACATATTTGGAAAAAACTTTCCCAAAGATATTCTGAGTTTATTAATAGTGATGTTTTTGATGTTCTTGATGCAATGAACATGATAAGGATTGAACCTTACTTGACTTCTTCTCACCAAAGAACTATACTGGAAATAATAATAAAATCTACAAAATTATATGAGAACTTTAGTAGTTCCTATGGCGGGACGATCTAGCCGTTTTCCAAATATGAGACCAAAATGGATGCTTACCCATCCAATGACAAATCGCTTTATGGTTACGGAATCTATTCTTGGATTGAACTTAGATTTTTTTGATAACATTTATTTTATTTGTCTTCAAGAACATCAAGATGAATATAAGTTTATGAAAGGTTTACTTTCGGAACTTGATGAACTTGGTTTGAGTAAAAAAACTAATATTGTTTTATTACCTCATCAAACAAATTCTCAATCTGAAACTGTTTATACATTTATTACTACTCAAAATTTAGAAGGATTTATATACATTAAAGATAGTGATGGTTACTATGAGTGTGAAATAATTGAAGAAAAAAATCAAGTTGCATACTTTGATTTAAATGACATGGATAATATTAATGCTAGAACTAAAAGTTATATTGAATTTGACATTAATTCTATTTTAACTAATATTGTAGAAAAAAAAGTTATAAGTTCTACATTTTCTAGCGGTGGTTATGGATTTTCTGATGCAAAGGAATTTTGCAACACTTATGAGAAATTGCAGAACATGAGTGGTGAATGCTACATTAGTCACATTATTTTTGAAATGATGTTATCTGGATCTATATTTTATGGATCAAAAACTTATAATTTCAAAGATTGGGGAACGATTGATTCGTGGAATAGATACAAGTCGCAATACAAATGTTTGTTTGTGGACATTGACGGAACTCTGGTTACAAATTCATCTATACATTTTCCCCCATATATTGGTAACGGAAACTCATTACAAAGTAATATTGATTATTTAAATAGTTTACATTCATCTGGAATGGTTAAAATAGTTTTAACCACCAGTAGACCAAAAAGTATGAGAGATAAAACTATTTTTGAGTTGGATAAAAAACAAATAAGATATGATGAATTAATAATGGGATTGCCTCATTGTAAGAGAATCATTATTAATGATTTTGCAAAAAGTAATCCATATCCATCATGTGAAGCGATCAATATTCCAAGAAACAATGATAATTTAAAGGAGTTTTTTCAATGAAGATACTTTTAACAGGAGCAGCCGGTGGAATTGGATCTACATTGGGATATTTCTTATATAAGAAAGGACATACTCTTACACTTATTGATAATTTAAGAAATGGTTATTTAGAAAATTTAACCATTAATGACGAAACTTTTGGGCAATTTTATAATATTAACATCTGCGATAAAAATATTATTAATCTACTTAAAGATGAATATGATTGTATTATTCATCTTGCGGCAATCACTTCTCTTCCTGACTGTGAAACTAATGCCGTCGAAACTATTGATGTGAATGTTTCTGGTACGATGAATATTCTTGAGTGTGCAAGAGCATGGAATGTACCTCATGTAATTTTTTCTAGTACTAGTGCAGTGTATGAAAATAATAAACAAAAAATTTTTTCTGAAGATTTAGAAGTAAATCCAAGACTTTGGTATTCATTATCTAAAAAAATGGCAGAAGAAATTTGTCAATCATATCGGATTAATTATAATATGACAATTACTACCCTAAGATTTTTTAATGTCTTTGGTCCAAGACAAGATATTCATAGAAAAAATCCTCCACTTATCAATTATATTGTTAAACAAATTTTAAATAAAGAATCACCTGTATTGCATTCTGATGGTAATCAAAGAAGAGATTATGTTTATGTTGATGATGTTATTAACTTGATTGATTTGTGTTTAGATAAAAAACCTGATGATACTTTTAATGTATGTACTGGAAAATTAATCTCAGTAAATGAAATTTTAGATTGTATTTATGAAGTTCTTGGTACTGATATTAAACCAATGTATAGGGAAGCAAGTAAACTTTGGGATAATTATTCTGAGTTATTTGATGGAAAATACTCATTAGACAAACAAATTGTTGCAAAAGAAACCAATAAATATTCTAGAGGAACATATCAAAAAGCAAAAGAACTTTTGGGATGGGAACCTAATACTGATACTGAATTTTTGATTAAAAAAGTGATCAAAGAAATTTGTAATTCTATGCTATAATATGAATAATATAAAACTAATTGATGATGGAAAAAAATTCTAGAATATTAGTTTGTGGTGCCAACGGAATGGTTGGGTCGGCAATTGTGAGGAACCTTGAAAGTAAAGGTTACACAAATATTATGAAAGGAACTCGTCATATTGTAGATTTTGTAAATCAAGAAGAAACTGATGCTTTCTTCAAACTTTCAAAACCAGAATATGTTTTTGTTGCCGCTGCCAAAGTTGGTGGGATTATGGCAAACAATAATTATAAGGCAGATTTTCTGTCTGAAAATCTTCGTATTCAAACTAATATTATTGATTCATCTTATCGTTGGAATGTAAAAAAACTTCTGTTTCTCGGTTCTTCTTGCATTTACCCTAAGTTTGCAACACAACCGATTGTGGAGGATCAGTTAATGACTGGTTCTCTAGAACCAACTAATGATGCTTATGCAATTGCTAAGATTGCTGGTATTATGTTGTGCCAGGCGTATAGGCATCAGCATGGTTTTAATGCTATTTCTTTAATGCCTACAAACCTTTATGGTCCTAATGATAACTTTGATCTAGAAACATCTCATGTTCTTCCTGGAATGATTGCTAAATTTCATAATGCAGAAATTAATAATTTATCTCAAGTTAAATGTTGGGGTGATGGATCTGCGATGAGGGAATTTTTACATGTAGATGATCTTGCAGAGGCATGTTATGTTTGTATGCAAAAATATGATGAGGTAGAACATATTAATGTTGGAACTGGTGAGGACATAACAATTAAAGAACTTGCACACACAATTTCTAATGTTGTTGGGTTTATTGGAGATATTGAGTGGGATACTGCAAAACCGAATGGAACACCCAGAAAGGTTTTGAATGTGGACAAAATTAAATCTCTTGGATGGAAACCTAAGATTGGTCTCCGTGAAGGGATTGAAAAAACTTACGAATGGTACAAAGAAAATGAAAAAAACTCTTAAAGAAATTCTAGAAGAATGTCATTTAAATATATTTGATCAGGTTAATTTAAATATTGATCCAAATTATGGTACTGATAAAGGGGAACCGAAATCTTATATTGATGAATATTATGAAGAAAATTTTAAAAAGTATAGGGAAAAAGATATAACACTAGTTGAAATTGGTGTTAGAAGTGGTGCATCTCTTAAATTATGGTCTGAATATTTCTGTGAAAAATCTAGAATTTATGGATTAGATAATTTATATGATAAAGATACTCATTCTGTTCCAATTAATGAAGATTGGATTTCTTCAAAAAATGTTGAATATATTGTGGGAGATGCTTATACTGAAGAAGTTTGTGGTAAACTCCCAAATATTGATATATTAATTGATGATGGACCTCATACTTTTGAAAGTCATGTTAAACTTCTTCAATTGTATGTACCAAAGATGAACACTGGTGGTGTTATTGTAATTGAAGATATTTCATACGATCCAAATGATATCTATAATCATGTACCAGATTATTTAAAAGATACATCCTATGTTTGTGATTATGGTAATTATGATGATAAATTGATTATTATTGAGGGGTTTAATTGATATGTTACCGATCACATTAGTATCTACTTTATATGAAGAAAATTTTAAACAACATTTAAAAGATAATTCTTGGTTTAGAGAATTTCAAAGTAAGTATATTACTAAAAAAAGACTTATTATTAATAACTTATATTCTACTAAGGAACTTGAAGATATTTTAAACGAACTTTATGATTCTTCAGAAGTTGAACTTGTTTATGTTGATGAACATGCGGATAGAGTAATTGAAAAATACAAATTAAATATTGATAGGAATCATCATGCCTATAATTTTTGTGTCCCATATTTTGTAAATATTGATACATGTGAAACTCCATATTTTTTTAATGTATCTACTGATTGCTGCATTGATATTCATATTGATGATGATTATTTTGCAAAATCTATTGATTTATTAGAAAATCATCCAGAGTATTCTGTTAAAGGATTGGCAACACGAGTGAGTCATTGTAAATATTCGGAAGATAAAATTTATGAACATCCAACGAATGAAGTTGGTGAATGGGAGCAATTAAATTGTTTGGGGTTTGACGATAAGAAGATTTTGGAACATTTTTGGATTAGTAATGTGTTTAATGATCAAGTTTTTCTTGGAAAAACTAATAATTTTAAAAAACTAAAAGATTTAACAGAATTTGGAAAGAAATATAAAGAAATATCTAAGGAAAGTTATGCTGAGTGGATGTCAGTAAGAAGTAAATATTCTGCAAGAGCAGGATTAGATGCATTTGAGTGTAAAGTATCTGATTATCTTAGATTTAATGATATTTTTAACACGATATATAAATCAAAAACAACATATTATATTCATTCTGGACATATTGATGGTTCTAATATTAAATAAATTTAAAAAAAAATGACTACAAAAAAGATAATTGTATCCAATCATAATAGTGATTTAGAGTGGTTAAAAATGACCCATGAACATGGGTTTTCTTCAGATAATATTGTAATTTATGATAGGAGTGACATTGAAAAGGATTGGTCTCATTTGGGATTAAATATTAGATCGCCAAATGTTGGAGAAAATATATATGATATAATGAGATTTATTATAGAAAATTATGATTGTCTTCCTGATATTAGTATCTTTATAAAAGGAAATCTATTTTCTAGGACTGAAGATAGAGGAGGAACTAATTACTACACTACAAAAGAAAAGTTTATTAGATCCTTAAATGCTAATTATTTTTTACCAATAGAAAGATATCATCCATCTACATCTATTTTTGTAAACGGCGGAAACTTTATTGAACCTACTTGGTCTCCAAATAGCAGCATACCTAGAAAATATTTTTCCACATTTAATGAACTTTTAAATTTAATGTTTATAGATCCACCAAATCCCCCATTTAATAGATTTGCTCCAGGTGGAAACTATGTAGTTCCTAAAGGTAATATTCTAAAATATAGTATAAAATTTTATAAAAAATTGCAAATGTATTGCTCTCATATAGAGCATCATACTTGTGCTGAAGCATTTTTAATCGAAAGACTTCTTTATATGATGTGGACTGAAGATCTAATAGAAAAGGAGGACTTATGAAAGTATTTGATGTATTTTTATTTTTTAATGAATTGGATCTTTTAGAGATTCGTTTAAATATGCTTTATCCTTTCATTGATTATTTTGTAATCAATGAAGCAACTCAAACTTTTTTTGGATCTGATAAACCACTTTATTATCTTGAAAATAAAGAAAGATTTAGAAAATTTGAAGATAAAATTATTCATAATATTATTGAACCTCCTACAGTTGAACAACTTGATAGTATGGGTGAAAAATATGGAACTTTGGTGAGATGCCATCAGATGGATGCATATCAAAAAGACAGTATCTCACGAGAACTATCAAACAAATGTTCTCCAGATGATGTAATTATTTGGAGTGATCTTGATGAAATTCCAAATCCGGAAGTGATTGAAAATCTAAAAGATTTTTATGAACCAAATAAGGTTTATAATTTTGCCCAAGAATATTGTATGTGTTATTTGAATATGGTTGAAAAGACTGGAATTTTTAGATCACAAACTCCAGATTTTGATTATGATAGTTATCCTAAATGGTTGGGAACAAAATTGTTTAGTTTTAGTCTTTTAACTAAGTATTCTCTTACCGATATTAGAAGAGAACTTATGAATGAAGAGAATATTAGAATTTCTCCTGGGGGGTGGCATTGGACATATGTTGGTAGTAATGGTCTTTCTGTAGAGGAAAGAGTTCTTACTAAGATTAGTAGTGCAGCACATCAAGAGTATAATAATGATTCTGTAAAATTTTCTATTTCTAATCATTTAAGATCTAATAATGATCCACTGGGTCGTGGTGGATGTAAATATGAAATTGTTGAAATTGATAATACTTATCCAAAGTATATTCTCGATAATTTAGAAAAATATTCTTATTTGATTAAAGATGTTAGCAACTGAAATACTTAATGGGCAGGGAATTGGTAATCAATTATTTTGTTATGTAACTACAAGATCTATTGCTCATGATAGGGGATTAGAATTTGGTATTAAGGACAGTGGGTGGAGTGGTGATAGACGGTATAATCAGAATGGATTTTACTGGTTGGATCTTGATATGGGAGAACCTGTTCCCAATGAAATGGAAGTTTATTATGAAAAAGATGTAAGACTGAAATTGAATACTTGCCTACATGATATGACTCATGGTTGTGATATAAGAAAATATGATTCTAATTTAGTTAATGTTTCGGACAACACATTAATATTTGGTAATATGCAAGATGAAAAATATTTTATTCACAATAAAAATCTTGTGAAATACTGGTTAAAGGTTAAGTCCGAATATGATACTTATGAGTATACTGATGATAATGTTTGTATATTAAATTTTAGGGGTGGAGAATATGTTGGACATCATGAACTTTATTTGACTAGAAAGTATTGGATTGATGCTATGAATAACATGACTAAAATTAATCCAGATATGGAATTTTTTGTCATTACTGATGATGTAAAGGCGTCTCAAGATATGCTTCCAGAAATTCCAGCATACCACTTCTCTGTTGACAAAGATTATGCTATAATTAAAAATTCTAAGAATGTAATATTATCAAATTCTAGTTTTCCATTTTTTGCTGTGTTTACTAGCGATACAATTGAAAATATTATTGCCCCAAAATATTGGGCAAGACATAATATTTCTAATGGATATTGGTCTATGGCTCAAAATATGTATTGTGGATGGACCTATCAAGATAGAGAAGGTAAACTTCAGACTTATGAAGAATGTTTAACGGAATTTCAAGAATATTCAATTCAAAATAATCTTTATGTATAAGGGAATTATCTTTGCAGGTGGGCAAGGAACAAGATTATATTCAAGGATTTGAATAAAAAAACTTTTGATGAATGTGAAAAGTATGTTTGAAAAAATTTCTGTTTATGGTGGAACTGGATTTATTGGGGGATCTTTTTGTAATATTTTTTCTGATCAAGTTATAAAAATACCAAGAGATTCTAGAAAACCACAATCCAAAGATATTCTTTATTTCATTAGTACCACTACAAATTATAATGTATTTGAAGATCTTCATGTAGATATCAATACTAATTTGAATCTTCTTATGGAAGTACTTGAGCATTGTAAGGATGAAGATATTGTTTTTAATTTCGTAAGTTCTGGATTTGTTTATGGATTGGATATAATAGATGCAAAGGAAACTGATATTCCAGATCCTAGAGGATTTTATTCAATTACAAAACGGACAGCGGAACAGTTATTAATTTCATTTTGTGAAACTTTTGGATGTAAGTATCGCATATTTCGTCTTGCTAATGTTTATGGAACAGATAAAACAGTTTCTTCAAAGAAAAATGTTTTGGGATTCTTAATAAACAAGTTAAAAAATAATGAGGATATTCAACTTTATGATGGTGGACTTGTCCTTCGTGATTATATGCATGTTGATGATGTTTCACGAGCAATTAAACATCTTATAGACCGTGGATCTGAAAATCAAATATATAATATTGCTTCTGGACATCCACAGTATTTTTGTGATATAATTCAATTGGCAGTTGATAGTTTATGCAATTCCAGAAGTAAAATTATATCTGTAGAAACTCCAAAATTTTACGCAAATACACAAGCAAAAAATTTCTCTTTAAATGTTGAGAAATTAAATAGTTTAAATTTTAAATCAAGTGTCCCTCTTAGTGTTGGAATCGATCTATTATGTACCAATTAATTGATAATTTTATCAAGTCTACTAAAGAAATTGATAATGATATTTTTCCTTTTTTAGCAAATAAAAAAAATTTTAATCCAGAAACTGATTCAGTTTATTATTCTGGACCTTACTGGGATGATGAAGAAATTACTGAAATGATTCATTCAATTCTGAAAGGAAAATGGTTATCTTCTGGAGAAAAGGTTCATAAGTTTGAAAAACAATTTTCTAAAAAGTTTGGATTTGATTATTCTGTAATGGTTAATTCTGGTAGTTCTGCTAATCTTGTAATGATTGCAGCTCTTAAGAAATATTTTGGTTGGGAAGATGGGGATGAGATTATTGTATGTGCCTGTGGATTTGCTACTACAGTTGCTCCTATTGTTCAAAATGGATTGAAACCTGTTTTTGTTGATATTGATTGGTCTGATTTAAATTGGGATCTTGATCAAGTAGAACAAAAAATTTCTTCCAAAACTGTAGCAGTTATTTCTTCTCCTGTTCTTGGAAATCCTTATGATATCGATAGACTTGTTGATATTTGTAAAGCAAAGAGTATTCATTTGATTGCTGATAATTGTGATAGTCTTGGTAGTAAATGGCGAGGAAATTATTTGACTGATTATGCCGTTGCTGCTTCTTGTTCATTCTATCCTGCACATCATATTTGTACTGTAGAAGGAGGAATGGTTTCTTCTAATATTAAAGAAGTTGTAGATCTTGCTCGTAGTTTTGCTTGGTGGGGTCGTGATTGTTATTGTGTTGGTCAGCAAAATCTTCTTTCTTGTGGAACTTGTGGTAAGAGATTTGACAATTGGTTGGAAGGATATGATGGAATTGTTGACCATAAGTATATTTTTTCTAACATGGGATATAATTTAAAACCTCTTGATCTTCAAGGTGGATTGGGATCCGTGCAGATTGGAAAATTTGAGGATATTCATCGTATTCGTAGAGAGAACAAGAAAAAAATTGGAGATATTGTTGAAACTATTTCTGGTGTAAGAGTTGTTGGTGAAAAAGAAAAATCAGAAACAAGTTGGTTTGGAGTGCCAATTGTTTGTGAAAACAAGCAAATAAAAGAGACTTTAGTTGCTCATTTGGAAAAAAATAAAATACAAACTAGAAATTATTTTGCTGGTAATATTCTTCTTCATCCTGGATATAAACATCTTGATGATGCAAGTAAATATCCAAATGCAAATCAAGTATTGAGTAAAGTCTTCTTCTTAGGTTGTTCACCAACTATTACAAATGATATGATTACTTATATTGGAAAAGTTGTAAGTCAATATAAACCATGATTGAACTACCGCAGGTAACTTTAATTTGTACTTCTTCCGTACAAATGGATAGAGTTTATTACTCTTTTTATAAAAGTACAGAAAAAATTAATTTTGGAGAAGTTAAATTAGTATCTCACCAAAAACCTAAAGATTTACCAGATTTTATCTCATATGAAGAATGTTATGAGATAAAATCTAAAGATGATTATAGTTATTATTGCATTTACAATTTAACTAATCATGTAAATACTTCACATTGTTTGATAATTCAACCTGATAGTTTTGTAATCAATCCTGAAATGTGGGATGATTCTTGGTTGGAATATGATTATATTGGCGCTCCTTGGGAATATTCTGAGGGTGCTTATATTGATCCTTGGGGAAATCATCAAAGAGTAGGTAATGGTGGGTTTTCTTTAAGAAGTAAAAAACTCTTAGAAGTTCCTAAAAATGCTTATGTTCATTTTGATGTTAATTATGGAAATTTTTATAAGCATATGAACGCAAATAATTTTGCCGAGGATGGAAATATATGTGTTCATAATCGCCATATATACGAAGTCTTAGGGTGCAAATTTGCGCCAGTGGAAGTTGCCGCCAGATTTTCACAAGAAAAACAAACTCCCGAAACATTAGGTATAATTCCTTTTGGATTTCATTCAATTCTTCCTACAGGTACTAAGTTATGAAATTTATAATTTGGGGACATAAACTTCATACACATACCCATTCATATATTCATAGTGCATATAATAAGACATTTAAATATCTTGGTTATGAAACTTATTGGGTAGATAATAGAGACGATTTGAGTTCAATTGATTTTTCGGATGCAGTCTTTTTTGTTGAGGGATCTGTTAGTGGTGATATGCCGAGAATTGCAACCTGCAAGTATATTGCACATCATGTTGACAATGAAAATTTAATTTCTTCTGGAATTCCTTTTGAAAATATTTTAAATCTTGGTAATTATCTTCCTAGAGAGGAAGTTCATGAGAAGGTTGAAGATCTTGCATATTGGGATAAAAATACTAGAACTCTCTATCAATGTTGGGGAACTGATCTACTTCCTCATGAGATTGATGTTGATGGATATGTTCCATTTAACCCTTCAAGAAAAACTTTAAATTATGTTGCAATGCTTTATGAGCAAGGTCCTTGGTGGGCAGAAGAATTTGCAACTTTATTAGATCGTGATTTTGGTGTAGAATTTAAAGTTTTTACTCAGCATGTAAGTCATAAAGAAAATATTCAATTAATAAGAGAATCATTTTTATGTCCAGATTTTAGAAGTGATTGGCATTTGGAATGTGGATATATTCCTTGTAGAATGTGGAAGAATATTAGTTATGGTAGAATTACTGGAACTAATTCCCCATATGTTAAAAGGGCATTGGGAGATTATGTAGTATTTGGTGGAACACCTCAAACATTGTACCAAAATCTTTTGTTTGCTGAACAGAATCGTTCAATTAATATGAAAGATGCTATGATGTTTGTGAGGGATAAACATACATTTATCAATCGTGTAAATAATATTTTGAAGTTCTTATGATAGGTTTTAATCATTTAGGTCGTCATGGACGACTTGCCAATCAAATGTTTCAGTATGCGGCACTTAGAGGTATTGCGTCATTGAAAGGATATAATTTTTGTATACCTCAATCTGATTTTAAAAATGAATGGGAAGATCATCAATTATTTTTAACTTTTAAATTGAGTAATTTAAAAAATATACAAAGTCTTTCGGGCAATTACTATCAAGAAAAACAATTTAATTATGATAATGAATATGTGGAAAATTGTCCAGATAATGTAAATTTATATGGATATTTTCAGTCAGAAAAATATTTTAAGCATATTGAAGAGAGCATAAGAGAAGATTTTTTGTTTAAGGATGAAATTTTTGATTCTTGTAAGCAATTCTTTAACTTCGATGAAATTATTTCTTTGCATGTTAGGAGAACTGATTATGTTTCTAATTCGGAAAATCATCCACCGTGCTCGTTAGAATACTATGAAAAATCTTTGAGTATGTTTTCTGATAATATTCCAGTGATGATTTTTTCTGATGATCCTCAGTGGTGTAAAGAGCAAAATTTGTTTAGTTCTGATAGATTTTTAATTTCTGAAAATGAATGGAATGCCATTGATCTTTGCCTAATGTCTTTATGCACTCATCATATTATTGCTAATAGTTCTTTTAGTTGGTGGGGAGCATGGTTATCTAAATCTAAAAATGTAGTTGCACCATCTAGATGGTTTGGTGATAATGCATATACTTCGCAACATAATACCCGTGACTTGATTCCAAATGATTGGAAAATTATATGAATCCTAAAATTTCTATTGCTATTCCCACATATATTAATAATGAACTGCAACTTTCATATTTACGGTATTCATTTGATAAAATTTTAGAACAAACCTTTAAAAATTTTGAGGTTGTAATTTCCGATAATTCTTTGAATACTTTTGTTGAAAATTTGTGTAATGAATACTCTGATTATTTTTCTATAATTTATTTTAAAAATTTAGATAAAGTAGGAATGTCTCAAAATTCAAATTCCTCAATGAAATTATGTAAAGGTGATTATATAAAAATATTGCATTATGATGATTTTCTATTTTCAAATAAGTCTTTAGAACTTATTGTAAATAGTTTAGATAATAGTGATAATTATTGGTTAGTTAATGGATTTAATCATACACATGATGCCGTAAGTTTTTTTGATCCTAGAGTTCCAAAATATACAAAGTACTCTTTAATTGGAAATAATCTTCTTGGATGTCCTTCAAATGTTTCAATAAGAAATATTGATGTCCCAGATTATGATCCCAATCTTCATATGAGTATGGATGTTGAATGGTATCATAGAATTCGTATGTCCCACGGAATGCCCCTTATAATTGATGATGTTTTAACTACAAGTAGAATTCATAATAATAGTACAACTTCAAAAATTAATCTTGATGTTGTTATTGAAACTGAAGAAGGATCTTGGGAAAATGTTCAAAGTGAAATAAATTATCTTAACGAAAAATATAAAGATTTTTTTGAGACCTGGGAGTATCCTAATGATTGATTTAACCAAAGCGACTTTTATTATTCCAATTCGTATTGAATCTGTTGATAGATTAAGAAATGTAATTACAGTACTTTCTTTTCTTTTGGAAAATTTTAAAACTAATATTATAATCAAAGAAGTTGATACTGAATCTATATTTAAAAAGGATGCAGTTCCTATTTTAAATGATATCCTTGATGTTGATATTAATATAAATCATATTTTTGAAAAAAGTGATCAATCGTCATTTCATAGACAAAAAATTTTAAATGAAATGATAATAGAAACAGACACTGATATTGTAGTTAATTATGATTGTGATGTTCTTCTTCCAATAACTTCTTATCAACAAGCATATCAAAGTATATTGAGTGGAAAATATGATATAGTTTATCCTTATGGAATTGGAACATATCAAAAACAAGTAAGAGCAACTGACGAAATAGTTTCGGAGTTTTTAGAGACTGGAAATTTTAGTATTTTGAATGATAATTCTACAGATTACATGTCTGAATTTGGTTGGGTGCAATTTTTTACCAGACGGGTATATATTGAAGGTGGAATGGAAAATGAAAATTTTGTAGCATATGCCCCAGAAGATAAAGAAAGATTTTACAGATTTTCTACTTTAGGGTATAATATAGGTAGAATAAATGATATTGTTTATCATTTAGAACATTCTAGAGGAGAAAATTCTTGGTTTTCAAATCCTCATATGTATTCAAATAATTCCGAGTGGGAAAAAATTCAAAAAATGAATCTCTCAGAATTAAAAGAATATTATTCCAATCAAGATTATTTAAAAAGGTATAAAGATGACACAAAGTTCATTGTCTAATGCATATGTTGCTGGACAACTTCCAACAAATACACAAGATAATCATAAGTTATATACTTCTATTGAATGGGAGCATACTGAATACTTTTCCGAAGTAATTAAATATTTGAAAGAACAGAACATAAAGTCTTTCATGGATATTGGAGGTTGCACGGGTGAAGTTTCAAATGTTATTTTGAACCATATACCAACTATAGAACATGGTCTCATTTTTGAACCACATCCTATTAATTGTGAGTATATAAAGGAAAATATTAATCTTGATAAAATTAAACTTGAAAACAAAGCGGTTTTTTATGGTGAAAAATCTATTAGTCTGTCCATTAGAGGTCCTAATGTAGGATCTTGGTCATTTTTATTTTCTGAACAATATCCAGAAAATTCTTTTGAAGTTGAATGTGTTGAATTAGATGATTATTTGTCTGAATATGAATATGATTTTATAAAAATTGATATTGAAGGTTCTGAATTTAATCTTCTTGAAAATTCTACTTTATTGAAAGAAGTAAAATATATTGAACTTGAAGTTCATCATGAACATTTTGGTATGTATATGGGGGGTAAAAATAGCAAATATGATTCGGCAATTGATTTTGTTCTAAATTATTTACCTAATCATGAGGTTCTTTACTTTCTGACATCTGATTTTGAAAATGAAAATTCAAATCCAGGAACAAATTCCGGAAACATATTCTTAGTTAAAAAATAATGGATAGAAATAAATCTACTTATAAACTTAAAGGTCTTCCTCCAATATATTATTTAAATCTGGATGGACAACCAGATAGAAATCAATATATGGAAGATCAGTTTAAGTATTGGGAAATAGAAAATTATACGAGAATCTCTGCCTATGATGGTCGTAATGATGATCTGAGTGATATTATTAAAGGTAGATACCCAGATAACATGACTTCTGGTGAGATTGGTTGCACTACCTCTCATCTTAGGGCAATTAAATATTGGTATGATAATTCTGATAGTCCATATGCTATTTTTATGGAAGATGATGTTGATTTACAACTTGTGAAATTTTGGAATTTTACCTGGCAGGATTTTGCATCTAAAATTCCTTATGATTGGGATGTAATTCAACTTGCAATTATTTGTACTGGAGATCTTCATATTAAATTACATAAAAGATTTGTAAATGATTTTTCTACAGCTGCATACATGGTAACTCGTCATCATGCCGAAAAATTATTAAAGTTTCATATACGCGATGGAAAATATAAATTGGATCAAGGTGTGAAACCAAGAGCAGTTGCTGATGATTTGATTTATAATTCTGGAAACACTTTTTCTATTCCAATTTTTCTTTATCGTATTGAATTGGGTTCCTCCATTCACCCAGAACATATTGATATATTTCATAAAGCAAGTCATAATGGTCTTCTTGAATATTGGAAAAATAAAGGATATGATATGTCTATTGATGATTTGATGAATTATGATCCTTATCTTGGGCGCGTTACACAACACTCCCAGGTTCAACAATAAGTATTTGTACTCATAATGTTAGTATATCCAAACAAAGGGGGCTTGACGCCCCTTTCTTTTTGCTATATACTTCTGTAACAGTTCTTTACAAAACTTATATGACTGTAACAACTAACGAATTTGGTCAACAAAATGTGTGGGCAAAGGAGCCCGAGATGGTATATGAGGAGTATCATCGAAAAGGTTTGATGACCCCCTACGAAAGGATCGAAAACTACAATGGACGCTGGGCAATGGTCGGTATTATTGCTGGTGCTATTTCTTATGCTATCACTGGTAAACTCTTCTTCGGGATCTTCTGACGATTGATTGACAATGACTGAACTTTTGTTTACAATTACGAGTGTGAGTTTGCTGGTATTGCTGGCGTACTCTGTAGAAAAACTTTGTGAGACTTACTAATGACTACTTATAACATTACTCTCCAATCTCCCGATGGCACTGAAATCACTATTCAGTGTCCTGACGATCAATATATTATGGACGCTGCCGAAGAGGCAGAAGTTGATCTTCCATTCAGTTGCCGTGCGGGTGCTTGCTCTGCTTGTGCTGGCAAATTGATCAGTGGTACTGTAGATAATGAGGACCAATCTTTCCTAGATGATGAACAGGTTGCTGAAGGTTGGGTTCTTACTTGTGTGGCATATCCCACTAGCGATTGTGTGATCCTCACTGAACAGGAGGAGAACCTGTGATGAAAGCAATCATTACTTTCTTTGCTGTATTCTTTCTTGCTCTCCCAGCATGGGCAGTAGATGTTACAATGGGATCTAATGGAAATCTTGTTTTTGAACCTGCCGACATCTCAATCTCTGCTGGAGATACCATTCATTTTGTAAATGGTATGCTTCCTCCTCATAATGTAATTGTTGAGGATCATCCAGAACTTTCTCACGAAGGTCTTCTCTTTATGCCTGGTGAGAGTTTTGATGTTACTTTTACTGAGGCAGGAGATTATACTTTTTGGTGTGCTCCTCATAAAAGTGCTGGTATGATTGGTCATGCTCATGTTGGGTGATATGATCTTTCTCTGTAATGCTCATCAACACTCTCAACCTGTTATCAATCACGATATTATTCATATGTTTGTATGCTGTCTTGCTATCGCTGGAGGAGTTGCGGCAATTGTATATGCTGTGAATCAATCCAGAAAAAATAAGGATCATAATTCATGAGTGATGAAATGTTAGGGCAATTTTCTCTTGCTCTTGAAAAACTTGGATGGGACGCTAACGATGAAATTTCTGTAGAAATCGGAGGCGTAGCGGTAACAGGAACTGCGACTCATCCAGATGCAAATGCAAAGTGGGCAAAACCATACGGGACTGTAACTTATCAAAACGATTCATTTATTGTAATCAAAAATAAAACCAGAAATCCTGTGGTTTTTTCCCAACCAAATCCTGAACTTAAACAACAACATCCCTATACTGGAGGAAACTAAAATGAAAAATTTCGGATTTACCCCTGAGGCAGAAATTCTGAATGCTCGTCTTGCAATGATTGGTTTTGTTGCTGGCGTCGGTTC